GGGTCGTGATGGCTTTGTAATCTTCATCAGATAAATCGGGAGATTCGGAGTCGTCTTTTCTTAGGCCGGGAGCGGCTCGCAGGCTTCTCTTCTGGTTTTGCATCCTCCATTTTAGGGCATCTTCCTCGGATGTTAGGGGCATTCCACTTTTTACAAGGCGGGATACCATGCCCTTGGATAAGCCGAATTTTTCGCTTATTTCTTTTTGTCTTATCATTCATCAAAGGGGTCGGCCACAAGCCTCGCATTTTTCCCCGCCCTCCGCAGTCTCTTTTTCGTCTGGCTTTGTCTGCTCCATCAATTCGGCAATCTCCTCCATCCCAAATCCTGTAATATCCAAGTCAATTTCGCCTGTATCAATTTCTTCGAGGATGTCTTTCAACGCTGGCAGGTCGAACTCGCCGCTCAATTTGTTGAGCGCAATGTTGGCCGCTTTTTCTTGTGCCTCATCCAACCAAACCGCCCAAACCTCGACCTCTTCTTTTTGAAGTGCCGAATAGCACTTCAACCGCTGATGGCCTCCAACAATGTTCCCGGTCTTTGCGTTCCAAGTGATCGGTTGAAGGTTTCCAAGCTCGCTTAAACTTTTCGTAAGCCTTCCCAACGCATCGCTAGAAATTTTCCTTGGGTTATATTTGGCTGGCGAAAGCTCGCTGATTTTCTTGGTGATGAGGCGAGGATATTTTTCGTTCATTTGTTTTTTCTTTCTTGACTTTTCATAAGTTTGTTGACCTCAACATTTTNNAGGCAGGGGTATTTCATATAAGAATTGTTTGTGCGCCGATTACGCCAAGTGCCTTCTTGAGATATTCTGGCAAATAAACATCGTCTGGAAGAATTGCCACCGCCTTATACCCTGCCGCCACATAGCAACAAAGTTGCCCTAAAAGCATTTGTGCTTGTCGAGTTGCAATCGTTCTTTTCATTTCATAAATAGTGTCATCTTCTTCTACTACAAAGTCCGCATAAAATCCCTTGTTTTGGAGCCATTCAAATTTAAATATTTGTTGCTCCTGTTTAATTTCTTTATTTGGATGTCTTGCTCTTATATACTGGATTGCGGTTCGTCTCATCTCTGATTCAAATCTGAATTTCAAGGATTCGAGACTTTTGCCTTGCATAAGCCATGCTCTTTTTTTGTATCCCCTTGTTTTAATTCCATGCCTTTTAAACATTCTGGAAAGAGTTGATTTGGCTATCCCGGTTTTTCTATGAATTTCCCCAAGCCCAATGCCAGAATTTTTTAAATCTATAATCCGTGGCTCATCATAAAGAGTTGCGCCGTTCCAATGATTCCCAATCGCATATGGAGATAATTCTTGCGCTAAGTTTTTAATGCTCATTATTTTAAACTAGCCCGCTTATTTGTGTTCGTCAAATTTTTATAAAACTTTAGAGACTTTTCTTTAAAAAGATTTTATAAATCTGTTTACTTCAACATCTTGCATTGAACTCGCACAAACTTTGAGCGGTCGGAACCTGTTTTGGGGCATTGCGACAAAGTAAAAGTTACCTAAATTGCTACGCCACAACACCTTACACCTCCTTATGCGTAAGTGCTTGAACATCAATCACCATACTTT